AGGAAAGATGGTTTCACCATCTCGACTCCAATAGTACGACTCAATATGTTTACCATATGGAGTACGACTTTCGTCAGTGGGTCTCCCATGAGGACACCCCTGACGAGGCGGACAGTACGGATGTTTTCTCCGTACTCACTCGCCGCTTTACCGAACTTGGCCAAAGGCCCAGTTCCCGTAAAGTATAAGTCGCGTGGACTGTAACATGTCATGTTAACAATCCCGCGAAGGATAGGTGGAATGCCGCATTTGCGCATCCAGCCATCCCCGATTTCCCTTGCCACGTCGTGGTGAAGGTAATCGGTGGCCGTTTTGTAGTCTGTTGACGATACAAAAAGGTCAGCGTATATATCGTGTCTTTCGATATAATCCGCAAACTCTCGTTGGTCGCGCTTCTCGACCTTGAAGAGTTCTTCTTTCCTTTCGACTGACATCAGCGAAAGAAAGAAGTTCCAGCCGTGGTGGGATTTTCCCATCCCCGACTGGGAGCTTGCGACGCCCTTTTTCAAAGGTTCGGCGCAAAGCCTGCTCACAAGATCTAGCACGATCTTGAGGGCAGAGGAAGCCTTGGTAACGGTTCTACCTTTACCAGGCTCCTTCACCACTGTCACGAATGCTCTTTTGAGCATATCGGGTGGTGTACAGAGTACTACATCCAGGCATCGCCAGAATATGTACTCTCCTGTGTTTAGCGTTTCGAGATTCTCGTAACGCTCCACAGTACCGGTTTGGAGGCACCTGATAGGTACCTTCTCGCCGATCGATCCAGCATGTACCAGTTCCGATATATGCTCGATCGTACCTCCCTCTCGACGGGTATTTTCCCACGAGGCAGAGGTAGTCACGGTGATTCTCGACTTTGTCGAGAGTCCCGTGAACGCTGAGTCAGGAAGGTCTGAAAGCACCTTCTTGATCCCAGAGCGCAACAGGGAGATACTCGTAGTATCTCTCGGTGGTGCGCATGCAGTCACAGTCTGAAGGAACTTCAGCTTTGACTGCAAGACCACGAGGGGCGGCGGAGTACCGCACCCTCTGGTCTGGCTCAGGAGACCGACTAGAAAATCGTAGCGGTGCCCCTGGGCGCGTGCAGTTTCGGCCCAGACCGGGCCGAACTGACGCAACCATTGTGGCATGTCAGCCAAAGACTGACTTGTCACAATGTCTCCAATAGCCATGCGGTTCGCATGGTCTTTGAAGAGCTTACGGTAACTCTTCAGTTGCGCGTAAGCGGTGGTGTAGTTAATGACATCGTCATGTAACTCACCATCAAGGAACTCGTCCCCTATAAGGTAAGACAAGTTTCCTAGGACGAAGCTGTCATATTTATGCCAGCTCCAATC